CCAGCTTGCGCGACTCAATCGCTGGGTGATAGTGATGCTCATATTCGTGTGTCGGGTCGTATGCCATGTTAAGTTCCTCTCTCTCTATACCCATTATATAATGACAGTTGTCACAGATTACAATAGCCGCAAGCAATTATTCTTTAATCACTTGCAGCACAGGCTTGTAGATTTTCTTGCGGCGACCCCAGAAATCTGAGATTTCCACTTTGCCTTGCTGGTCGAGGATCTTAGATCCTTTGACAAGCTGCACATGCGAGGTGGTGGTCACGATGTATGTGAAGTTGGGGTTGGCGATCTCTTTGACAAAACGCTGCAAGGTCACGCCATTGGTGTAGCTGGTGTTCAGCTCTTTGAACTTGACGCCCAGAAACTTCAGAACCTTGACGCGCTCTGGGTGCGTTGTGCCTCCAGCCCAGCGTTTTTTCTTTTTGATGCGCGAGCATTGAACCTTGAAGATTTCCATTGTTTCTCCAAGCAGCTTTTGAGCTACAACGGCCACAGCCTGAACGCCACAGTGGTTGCCGCGCTTGGCGTCCTTGGGAAGAGCAAACTGCTCTTCCTCATCCCAGTCTTTGATGCACTCTGCTAAAATGTCGCCTAAAGGTTTAGTCATGTGTAGTCTCCTCTCTCTCTCTACATCTTACATATATGCCATCTGTCATAGATTACAAGGGGCAGAACAAAAAAAGAATGGGCTTATGCCCACTCTCTTTGAATCTTCAATCCTTTGGCCAGCATTTCTTCGGCATCTTTTTTGTTGCCGCGCTTGAGGTTGTCGAGCGACCATGCGACCCAAGATGCTGCGTGGGGCGACAGCAGCTCAGACTTCGGCTCTGGCGCTGGGCGAGGCTCTGAGGCGCTCTGCTGAATGCTCCCGACTTTGTTTTCGTTCAGCCAGTTCAGCAGATCCTGCTTCGATGTCGGCACATCGACCTCGACCCACTCTCTTGGTGAATTGCGGCGAGCGTCTGCCTGTGTGCCAAACCATTCGCCTTTGTTGTTCATGTACAATCTCATATCAATTATCCTCCCACTCTATATGACATCATGTCTTGATACTTGGCGCGAGCGTCCAGCCAATGGATGCAATCACGTTTTGTAGTAAATGTGTTTTCCCACTCGCCATCTGCATCAAAGATTCTCCAGTCATACTCTGGGTAATCTTGCAGCTTTTCAATTTTATATCCGCGATACTCGTAGTGGCCGTTTTCGATTTTTTTAACTGTGTGTGTCATTTCGATTTCCTCTCTCTCTATATTAAATATATGGTGACACTTGTCATAGATTACAAGGGGCTGATGCCCCTTTTTTTAAAAATTATAATCGTGAAATTTGCGTGGTGACTTTGAAAGAATGTGGCGACCATTGGCTGAGTAAAAGTGGCCATCCTTTCGCTGACGAGCGCGGATCACAGTGTATTCAGGATTTGATTTGTAAACCCATTTTTGTGAACCTTGGTTTGTGCAGTGGCCAGCAAAGCCACCAGCAATGATCTCAGGCTTCCAGTTTTCGTCCAGCTCTGCGTCCATTACACGAATTTCAATTGTCTTTGGCGAAACAACGCGCACGATTTCATATGGGTGTACATCTGACCATCCGCTATGATTTGCGTGGGTGTACTCGACAGCTTCGACGCCATACTCGTATTTGTTGTTATACTCACCACAGCGGCTCACAGGTAGCTCTTCGATGTAATCTTCAGCAGCTTCTTGGCTATCGAAAGTTGTGCTGACTGTTGAGCTGGCAAGCAATCTGTCAAAGCGAAATGCCTCGACATAGGCTTTTGGACAAATGGCGCTACGACCATCAGGTGAAGTGATTGTTTCGATTACTGTGACTGCGTATTTGGTTAACATGTAGTTTCCTTTCTCTCTCTCTACACCTTATATATATGACATCTGTCATAGATTACAATAGGGGTAATGCATTTTTTTTAAATTATTTTATATTTTATAGCCGTGTTCTCGAAGTTGTTTGATGTAGTCAGTCAGTTCCATATCAGCAGCAAAAATCTCGCGGTCAATTCCTGAAGGCTTTTCTCTTTGATTCTTAATGTCTTTGAGATTATTGAGTTGCTGCTTCAGCCACCTGACATGCGCTGATTGGAAAGTATTAAGTTCCCTTTCATTAATCATCTCTGACATCTTCTTTCTCCTTTTTCGTTTCTTGCCACCTTACATGTTCTGCCAATTCTGCAACTAAATGTTTGAAATGATCAGGATCAATCTTCGCAATCCGCTGACCATTTTCATAAATATGCAATCCATCATCCCTAACTGTCCAGTGATATTTCCAATTCATTTTTTCCTCCCCCAGTTATCTTTTGCTTCCATTATTTGTTTCGACGCATCTGTCGCGCCTTTGGCGACAATCACTTTGTAACCTTCGTTCTCAAGGTATTCGATGATCTTCTTCTGATCGGGGGAAAGTCTCCCACCAGATTTACGCTTCATCTCAACCCAAATATCCCAGCTAGGAATGAACAGGTCAGGAATCCCAGCCACAACGCCTTCAGCCTTCAGTTTTTTGCCAGCGCCTATTGATCGCTTACCGCCATTTGGAATGGCAAAAATCAAAACCTTGGGAAACTTTGTGCGAAACCAATTTATAAATCCAACCTGTTCATCATGCTCAGAAGGGTATGTCCTCGAAACTGAAATCAACGTGGATGACGTTTTCCTTCTTCTCACGTTTCTCATAATCAAACCTCACAATTCTTTCGTATTTGCCATCAGGCTTTATTTGAATGCGGCTGGGCTTTCTCCAGCTTTGGCATTCATCCATTGCCTCGCTTGTGGTCTTTGCCTTCGCACCAAGCTGCCCCCTGCGCTGCATGTATTTGGTCGTGGCATAGCCACCATGATCAGGACAAAGCCATTCAGATATCTCTTTGAAAAAGCCATAGTGATATGTCACTCGAACACTGTCGGGCTTCCCTGCCTTCTGCCAGCGCCTGTAAGTCACATTTTCAACGTCAAACCATTCAGGTTTTACTTGTGTCGAAATCATCGCGCCATCGTAACTCTTGCTGGCATGGTTCAATGTAGGTGGTGGAAACTCATGGCCACAGTCAGGACAAATCAAACAGGCAATAGCCAAATGCATCTGGCATTTCGGGCATGTCTTGATCGGCGCTTCGCCATCCCCATCACCCCGGTTATCGCGCTCTGGCTTTACCTTATCGATAAACCCATGCCGCTCGACGTTCTGGCCGTAATCCAAAACCAGACAGTTTTCCTTGCCTTCATAGATCCGCGTACCGCGACCAATGATTTGAACATACAAACCTGTCGATGCCGTGGCTCGAACCAGCCCAATCAAATCAACATTCGGCGCATCGAAACCAGTGGTCAAAACATTCACGTTTACCAAGCATTGTGTTTCACCGTTCTTAAACCTTTCGATCTTTGATGCGCGATCTTTCTGGCTGTCTTCACCAGTCAAAACTTCAGCATAAATCATGTTATCGAAAAACGCATCTTGCAACATATTCGCATGGTCAATGCCACTGGCAAAAATCAACCAGCTTTTACGGTTGGCTCCCAGCGTAACAATTTCTTCAACAGTCTTACGCACCAACTCAGGATCAGACGCAGCAATAGCCAAATCACTCTCGACAAACTCACCACCTCGCTTCTTCACATTGGTCAGGTCGATCTGCTCTAAGCCACCCTTACTAATGACTGGGGCCAAGTATCCCTGATCCATAAGCATGGTAACAGGAATGTCATAAGCAATGCCATCAAAGATCGCACCTTCACCTTTGTGCAAGTATCCTGAACTCAAGCGGTATGGCGTGGCCGTCAGCCCAACAATCTTCACGTCTGGATTGCACTGCTTCAGGTCATCAATAAACCGACCATAGCGTGTGGTCGTTTTGGGCGGCAGCATGTGCGCCTCATCGATGATCACCAAGTCTGGAGCTGGAACCATGTTAAAGGCTTGCTTATAGATGCTCTGAATGCCGCCAAAAGTAATTGGCTTGGTCAGATCCTTCTCTTTTAAAGACGCGCTGTAGAAGCCAAACTCAGCCTCTGGGTACAGCTTCTTCAAACCTGACGCCCCCTGCTCCAGCAGCTCCTTAACGTGCGCCAAAACCAGAACCCTAGTGTTTGGAAAGCTCATGGCGTCTTGGATCATCTTGGCAATGATCGCCGTTTTGCCAGATCCAGTCGGCGCAACAATCAGTGGGTTTTCCCCCATCTTTTGCGCCCAGTAATTGTACAGCCCGTCAATGGCATCTTTCTGATAATCACGAAGTTCGAAAGTCATTACCGCATTCTCCATTGTATAAAACCAAACCAAACGTCTTTTATTGGGGTCAACATATCTTGCTCAACAACCCAGCACGGACCTTTGCCAAAGTCTGTTTCAACCGCATTTGATTTAAATCTGTCTCTGCCCATGCCGCCAATAATTCGCATCACTTCCTGTTCTTCTGATGCAGTTACTAAAATTGAATAATCAGCGACAAAGGCTTCCAATGATTTAAAAAGTAATTTTCCTGTTTGATAGAATGTTGATTTCACATCAATACTAACATCATCTACCCAAACATCTGCTCCATCATCTATCCCAAGTGATGTGGCTTGGTATGGAAGCTGTAATGCTTTTGCCACTGCAATCTCAGATTTTATGCCTAGCAAATCAATATCTCCATCTGATCTACTATCTCTGCGTTGGTTTACTACTCCACTTGATCTGGCAAGTTGCCAACGTAATGCTGACATCTGTTGAGCTTTTGACATCTCTGAACGACTTAAACGAACATTTAATACCTCTTCATTATTTAGAGTCATTTTGCTTTATGCTCCTTAACCACTTTGTCCAAAAACATCTTCGCCTCTGTTTCAGCCAACTCTTCAATCGAAAATGCCTGATGAATGAAATACTCCCCGATATTCGCAATCGTGAGTTTGTTTATCATTCCCCAGTCTTCGATCTTTCCGCGAGATCCAAGGATGTTAAAAATCATCCATGCAACTTCTTCGGAGGTGATTTTATCTGGCAACTTATCGATAAATTCTTCCAAGGCGTCTTTCATCAAGTGTTCACGCATTCCCATCGCGCATCCTCCCTTCAAATATTTCACGACTGTTTCCATTATTGCGGAGAGTCTCACCAGTATCCAAGTCTTCATATTCAACCCAGTCATCACCAGCGTCAGTCATTTCCAAATCCTTCGGCATGATCTGTGGGATGTACAAATGATCATCACAAGTGACGGCAGGCTTACCCAAAGCGCAGCTCCAAGTGCCATCCTTCTCTGGTGTCACATGGGCGCAAGTTCGGCAGCTAACTTCTGGAATCTTGCAGCCATGACAGATCGCCCAGTATGGGCAAAACTTGCAGCGCCAATCACTGGCATCACCAGAAATTTTATCTGGAGGCAAAGTCGAAAAGACAATTTTCTCAGCCTTATCGATCAGACCCTTTGCCTCTTTCTTGTTCAGCTTGATCCGCTCGCCATACATTTCATCTGTGTTTTTATTCACAGCAAAAAAGTAACAACGATCCAGCCCAGCCAAAAGCATACCAATCTGGCACTGCGCCCAGTAAATAGGCTTCGACTTTTCAACGCCCATGTTTCTGGTGGCCTTGAAATTCTTATCGTTCATCGTTTTGAACTCAAGCGTATGAGGCTTTTTGCTTTCCTTAAAACCTTCCCCAACGCCAT